ATAAATACTCCTTATGCCGGTCCGTCTGGACTTAGGCGTGTTTTTACAAAACGACTCGCCGGGGGAACCCTTGGGCTTATCGGGTCTTCTCTGCCAGCTCAGGTGAATTCCTGAGCAACGTAAGAATGTCTTTGCATTCTCGCGCCATCCCTTGGACTCTAGGGGTGGTATCGCCGGATGAATCCAGCAAATTGTTTGTCAACTTCTCGAGTTCGGTTTCAAGCAGCTGCATGAGAACCTCTCCATCGGTTGACCGTGAAATACGTGCCAACGCCTGAAATTGACGGGCGTCAGGTTTAATTAGCAACACTTACCCTTAGAAGTAGCGGTTTGACGTTTTACAACGCCACCCATGGCTTTCTTCACAGGGCCGCCACACATCATGCCGTACTCTGCTTTTTCAGCAGCCATAACAGCGCGAGGCGCTTTGCCCTTTTTCAAGGCGGCCATTTCGGCCTTCATATGTTTCTTGTCCATTTAGCAAGCCTTTCCGTGGGACTTAACTGTAGCGCGTTTTACAACGCCGCCGTTTGCATATTTACCAACGCCCATGAGTTTGTTCTCGCCGGCATTCTTCTTGATACCAGTAAAAATGCGATCTTGACCTTTGGGTGACTTGTCCGCAGCGGCTGCCTCAGCACGAGCAGCTGCACGTTTAGCGACATAAGATTCCGCACGCTCACGCATGGTTTCTTGGCGCAACGGTGCTTTAGGTGCTGGAGCTGCTGGTTTAGCAGCCTCTTTACGAGGTGCAGCCACATCTGTCGTGTATTTCTTGCCCATGTACTCAAAAGTCTTGTTGCCGGCCTTACGCTCAGCAGCAAACGCTTCTTTAAAGGACTTGTACTCAGCTTTAGCAGGAGCTTCGGCTTTTGATTCAGAAGTCTCCATTGGAGCTGCATCTTCTGAGGGGCCGGAGCCGGCCTCAACAAAGTCACCTTCGACTTCGCCGCCTTCGGAGAAGCGCTTCATCTTTTTGGCTTTAGCTAGAGCTTTCATGTTAAGTCCTTTTACTGTGCGGTTTGTATCATGGGGTTTACCCCGTGTCAAGAACATTTAAAAATTATCCGTAATTGGTGCGCCATTGGCCAACATCTGCTGATTCTGAACTGGGCTACCTTGTGGAGGCATACCGGGTGCGGGCATCTGAGGCTGGCCTGCTTGCATCATGGCTTGAATCTGCTGTGCTACGCGCAACTTCTCGCGTGGGGGCACAACATCGTCTGGGTTTACGTCCAACTGACGTGCAGTCTCACGTAACAGAGTTGCGCGGCCGTCGATACCCATAATCTGCATATCGATCGGATTTGCTGTTGCCTGCAAGAATTCGTTGCGACGAACTTGTGCAGTCTCTTTGGCCACGATGCTGTTGGAGCCACGAGCCACAATCGTAATGTCGCCTTTGAGTTCGTTGTCTTCGCTGTACTTCATATTGTAGAAATACAAGCGCTCAAGCAGCGGAGTCATCACGCTGTTGTCGATGTTAGCAACGACCTGCTTCATGGACTTATTCGCATTGCCCATCAGCATGGACATACCAGACGCTGTGCGACCTGCGCCACCAGTGGGGCTAGAGCCTGTCATGTAACGTGGAATGCCTGAATACTCGTCTGCCAAAATGGAGAACTTCTCATATACGGCCATGAGCTCTTGTGCATTTGAATTAGGCTGGAAGAAGCCGATTGGCGCAGCTGACGAGCCCATTGGATCGCTCGTAACTTGGTGAATCTTCCATGGATACATCTGCGTGATATCTTCGCCCTGAGGTGTACGGTCAACGTTGACCCACACTTGTGGTCCAGAGGCAATGCCCATGTTGTTAGCCAGTGCACGTGTAGCGCTGTTACACATGTCTTGGCAATCTTTGATCAGGTCATACGTGCTGTTTCCCCAGAACGTGCCGGGCACGCCTTCATACGAGGCTTTGTAGTATGGCTTCTGACCGAGGGGGTGATAGTTCAGTGATGCCTTGATAACGTATGAGCCGATAAGCCACGCTTCGCAAGGATACTGCTTTGTAATGTCAGGCACTTCTGTATCTGACAAACCCCAGTCGCGTAACATCTGACCAGACACCATACCCCAGAACTGGATAGCGTCAATCAAATGCTCGCTGTTTTGCATTACTGCTGTGGTTGATCTTCCTTCGGCTTGCGCTTTAGTCGAGTCAACAATGAGCCACTCTTGGAGGCCACCACGGCCATAATCTTCGATAACTTGTCTAATAGCGTCGTCATCATAACCTTCTACTCCGATCATTTCTTCGAGGTCAAGCTGACGGAGCTTATGTCGCTCGATCAGGTAACCATCATTAATCCCTGTCGATGCAGGGGACGGATAAATCATAAATGGGTCAACGCGTTCCCACTCAAGCACTAGGTCATCAACGATCTCAAGCTGGTATCCGCTGAGCGCATTCTGGTTCCACTTCATCGTAGGTTTACGGCGAACGATGGGTCCCTTCAAGAACGCACATGGGAACGTTGTTATGTCGTCAATGAATGAATCAAACGCAGTGATGAAGCCGCCCTCAATGAGCTGATCCTCCATCTTGTTTTCCATCTGCTTGACTTTAAACTTCGCCTCTTCCATCACGTTGTGCATGTACTCTTCCCGAAGCTCATTCAGGAATTTGCGCAACTGCATTGGAGGGAGTTGTTGACCTGTAATCTCAATGACCTGAGCCATCTGCTGAATGGCGTTTTGGCGCATCTCTTCAACGATATCAGGCGACAGTGTGGGAGTAGGCGTTGGCCTGATAGTCCAAGGTTTGTCAGAACCCTGCCCCAATAACACATCACGCAGCCAACTAGCCGCAGCGCGGCATTTGTTAGACGTGAGCATCATGTAAATCTCTGAGCCACCGTTCTCACGAATCTTTGTCAGAACATCAGGATCGTATTCACCGCGACGCGCTCGCACGGCTTTAAACATTCTAGGCTCAACCGTTTGCTCTTTTGCTGTTCGTGCTTCAGTCCAGCAATTGCGGACATGGGCTGCAATAGATTTGATTAGCGGCTGTGCCTGCGCAAGCTCTGACGCTTTACGCTGCTGTTCTGCAACACCCGCTGCCGACATTGCCGGAAGGATGCCGCCCATACTGATGCCTAGATTCTGGTTCATGCGGGGCCCATCTCGTTTTAATAAGTGTAACTTACTTTTTTGATTTCGCGCTTACCGCGCTGCAATGCTACACCTCGGATGTTCATATCGACTACCGAGTCGGCGTATTGATTGGCGTCATGGACGTGAGAGAACTCGTTCTTGTCTGGCCGGTCTTCAAGCTCGCCGTTTTTCTTAATTTTATACCTGTACCCATAACGAAATCCTTTGATAAGAGTTTCACACGAGCGGTCAATTAAGTACATCGCTTTACCTTCCAGCTGCTGGTTAAGCAACCGTTCGACGGACTGTATCCTAATTTCTGGATTGTTGCTAGGGGGGCGCACACATTTAAATCCAGCATTTTTCAAAACGTCCACTAGACTGAGCTCATTGAGCTGCTGCTTAGCAAACCCAGCCGGGTCCGGCGCACACAAAAACGTAGCCCCAGCGAAGTTATTCGCTATGAACGGGTTCAGTCTCACGTTCAAAAACGTCTCGATTCCCATGTTGTCCGCAGTGATCTCCCCAAGTGTCAACACCCGGCCCCGAGGGTCCCGCTGCTTAAACACCGCAGCTGGTGTGCGCCCGAAGTCAATCCCAATGATGATCGGGTAGTTTTCCCCCTTGATGTACTTCAGAGGGTCGTCAGCCACGTGGAAGTCATACGTGAATGTCTTCTCGTACACAGGTGTGCCAGAGAGTGAGCGGCCATATTCTGAGCGTAGATACACCCTGAGCCAGTCCTCAGTCTTACCCGGAATCAAGTTGGGATAATACTGTTTTGGCAGGTGGTGGTAGTTATCCGCGTCTGGGTTCACACACCATTCTTCGCCGTCCTTGTCCAGCAAAATCTCTTCCGGCTCTTCCTTAAACCGCTCGGTGTACTTGGCCGGCTTCAAAATCGCAGCAGGCTGCTTATAAATTGACCAGTTGCTAGGCGGCTCTTCCATTTTGTTATGCCACCACGTGTCCTCGTCCGGCATGTTGGTATCAAACAGAGCGCACGAGCGGGTGGGCCCACCGTCCTTCATCGACGGATACCGGTTCAAACGACCGAGCAGACCATCCACAACGTCTTGGTGCAACTCACGCGACTCATTCCCCCACAAGAACGTAGTCTCAAGCGACAACGCTTTACGAACGTCGTCTGGCGTATCCAGAGCAATGAACAGCCATTCGGACTCAACCTCCGTGCCATCCCCCAGTTTGGCCTTCAGGATAAACGTCTTCTCCACGGCTTTCCAAATCCCAGCTTCTCCGGGTGGCAACCAGTCAAACACGGTCTTCCTCGTCGTGAGCGCCAGCTGGTCCGCCGTGTTACGCACGATAACCGCTCTGGTCTTCCTGATGTTCTTCGCATTGGGCGCTTGGCCACAAGCGAGTCTGACCAGTTCGTGCACACAGGTCACAGATTTGCCACCGCCAACTGGGCCGGCTAAGACCCTTACGTAATTCTCGTCCAGCATGAACTCACGCTGGGTCTCTGTTGGCTTGTATTTACTCATTAGATATGAATTTTGTAGGCGAATTGATGATATTTTGGTCGTTTGTGATGTTCACAGACCGCTCTCCGAGGTCAATAGAT